AGAAGATGTAGCTACAAGAGAAAGAGCTTATCAAAGGATTAAGGCAATAGACAGCATGATGACTAGGCTTCAATCAATCGTAGATAGCGATATGATTAAGGATAAATCATGGACAATATTATAGGCATTTTGCCTATATGGGAACGCCACACCTAGATGGCATAAGGAAATACAATGAGTGAAGAAACCACGACTTCTACACCAGTAGAAAGTGGCGACAAATCAATAACAATGTCAGAAGCAGCTTCTGCATTTGAAGGTATGTTGTCCACACCAGAGGACTCTAACGAGCAACCAACTGAAAAGGAAGAAGATACACAAGAAGCAGAAGTAGAAGAAACAGATGTTGAATTAGAAGCTGAAGAAACTAAAGAAGTTGAAGAAACTGAAGAAGTTGAATTAGCTGAAGAAGAAACTGAAGATGAATCCGAGATTGAAGATGAAGAAGTAGTTGAGGAAGAACAAACTTTCACAATTAAAGCAGCAGGTGAAGAAAAAGAAGTTACCCTTGATGAACTTAAAAAATCTTATCAACTTGGCTCTGATTATACTAAAAAGACTCAAGAAGTAGCTGAACAGCGTAAAGTTATAGAACAAGAAGCTAAAGCTATTATTGAAGCTAGAAAAGTTAGGGATGACTATGCTCAAAAACTTCAAGCAGTTGAACAATTCTTGACTGGCACTAATGATAGTCCAGAAGATTTAGCAGCTATGAAAGAGAACGACCCAATAGGATATGCAGTTAAGGTCGCAGAAATGACCGAAAAGAAAGAACAGTTACAACAAGTGCAATCTGAACGAGAACGCCTTGCTCAAGAGCAAAACGCAGTAAGATCAGATGAAATGCAAAAGTTTGTAGCACAAGAAGCACAAAAGCTGACACAATCCTTGCCAGAGTTTTCAGACAAAACCAAAGGCGAACAAATCAGAAATGAGATTCGCAATTATGGAAAAAAGGTTGGTTTCACAGATAATGAGTTATCTCAAGTCTATGATTCACGCCATGTTTTAGTGTTACACAAAGCAGCACAATGGGACAAACTTCAAGCATCTAAATCAGGTGTAAAGAAGAAAGTTGCAAAAGCTCCTAAGACAATGAAAGGTGGAGCTAAAGTAAAGCAGACTGTAACAGATAGAACTAAAAAACAACACAAGAGGTTACTGCAAACTGGTGATGCCAGAGATGCAGCAGCTTTATTTGAAAACTTTATTTAAGGAAAAATAACAATGGCAGCATTTCATACTTATCAAGCAATTGGTATGCGTGAGGATTTATCCAACACCATATACAATATTGCTCCGACAGAAACTCCTGTAGTTTCTTCAATCGGAAAAACAAAGGCAACAGCTACTCTCCATGAGTGGCAAACAGATACACTAGGTGCAGCAGCTAACACAGCATTAATTGAAGGTGCAGATGCAGCAGCATTTACAGCAGTACCTACAGTTCGTGCTACTAACAGAACTCAAATTATGGGTAAAACAGTAAACATTACTGGTACTCTTGATTCTGTTGATAAAGCTGGTCGTAAAACAGAAACAGCTTATCAATTAGCTAAAGCTGGTCAAGAACTAAAACGAGATATAGAATTTGCTATTCTTGGTAACATTGCACCAGTAACATCAGCAGGTGGTGCAGCACCAAAGATGGCTTCTATTCAAACTTGGATTAGAACTAACTGGACTTCAGTTGGTACAGTAGCAGCAGGAGCTCCAGCAGCACCAGCAGCACCTCCAGGTTCTGCAATTAGAACTAAATCAGCAGCTGGTAATACAGCAGCGTTTACAGAAGCATCTTTAAAAACTGCTATGAAAGCAGCGTTTAATGCAGGTGGTACTCCAACTATGTTAGTTGTTCCACCAAACCAAAAAGTTAAAGTATCAGCTTTTGCTGGTATTGCAGCTAATCGTGTTTCTACACCTAATGCAGGTACTACTACAAAAGCAGCAGCTATTGTAGGTGCAGCAGATGTATATTTATCAGACTTTGGTATGCTTTCAGTAATTCCAGAAAGATTTATGACTTCTGATTATGCAGCTAACAATGGTGAACAAGCTCTTATTTTAGACCCAACAATGTTGTCTTTAGCAACTTTAAGACCATTCCAGTCTAATCTATTAGCTAAAACAGGTGATGCTGAAAAGCATCAAATGCTTACAGAGCTTACTCTGCAAGTAAGTAACGAAGCAGCTCATGCTATCGTTGCAGATTTAACAGCTTAATTACACATTAAGTATTGATATAGCCCACTTCGGTGGGCATATCTTTTAAGGATAATTATGGCAGACGATAAGAAAAAATTTAAAAGTGCTTGGTCGCAACCAATAAAATACAGACACCAAACAAAACATGATGACCATGATAATGATGGTTATGTGATAGAAACAAAACAAGATGTAACAGATATTGTAGAAGCAAACAAAGAAGAAATTATTACCAAATCATCAGGGTGGGGTAATGAAATGTTTGATAACAAGATTGCATCTATACCAATGACAGTTATTGATGATCTTAACCACAAACAGATTATGAAAGGGTTTCAGATTATTGATGTTAAAAAATTTAAAGAATTTCTAAATCATCCAGACAATAGATTTTTTAGAACAAAACAGGGCAGAATATAAATGGCATTTTTTAATAATTACGCAACACTACAAACTACTATAGCTAGTTATTTAGCTCGTAGTGATTTAACTGCATCTATACCTGATTTTATTAGGTTAGCAGAAAATAGATTGAGCAGAGATTTGCGTATAAGACAAATGTTACAAATAGCAACTACATCAACTGTAGCAGCAACTAGCACATTGGAAATACCAGCAGATTTTTTAGCTATGAAAGATATACATATAAATTCTACTGATCCTATTGGAACAATTACATTTCAATCACCTAGTAATTTTTATAGAAACACAAGAGCTACAGCTACAGGACAACCAAGATTTTACACAGCATTAGGAAGTGAATTTCAATTATCACCTATTCCAGATGCAGTTTATACGATACAAATGCTCTATTATGTGAACCCACCTAATATGAGTTCAACAGTTTCATCAAACCTCTGGTTAGCAAATACACCTGATTTACTGCTTTACGCAGCACTTGGTGAAGCAGAGCCTTTCTTGATGAATGATGAAAGATTAGCAACTTGGTCAGCAATGTACGACAGAGGTGTTCAGTCTTTAAGTAAATCAGATGATGAGGGGGAATTTCCTGCTCATCCAATGTCTATAACAACAACTACGAGGTAAACAACAATGGCTAATATGTCAGATTATTTAGAAGTCAAACTTCTAAACGAAACACTAAATGGGGTAGCTTTTACAGCAGTTAATAACCCTTACATTTCTTTACACACAGCAGACCCTACAGACGCTGGTACTGGTGCAGAAGTTTCTACTTCAGGCACTTCTTACGCTAGAGTTGCTTCTTCTTTTGCAACAGCTTCTGGAACTTCAGGAGCAGTAGTAACAGATGCAACAGCAACCTTTCCTACAGCAACAGCTAATTGGGGAACAGTAGGATGGATTGGTCTTTGGGATGCAGCTTCTAGTGGTAACATGCTTTATCATACAGCTTTAGATGCTCCTAAAACTATTGACTCAGGAGATATTTTTAAGATCACTGCTGGTAACTTATCAGTAACATTAGCATAGAGGATTAATCATGGCACTTGTCGTAAAAGATAGAGTAAAAGAAACAACTACTACTACAGGTACTGGCACAGTTACACTTGCAGGTGCTTCAGATGGTTTTCAGGCTTTTACTGTAATTGGTAATGCAAACACTACTTACTATACACTTGTAAGTGGTGCAAACTTTGAAGTAGGATTAGGTACTTATACTTTATCAGGCACAACTTTATCAAGAGATACAGTTTTAGAATCTAGTAATAGTGGTAGCAAAATCTCTATATCTGGAACGACTGATGTATTTTGTACCTATCCAGCAGAAAAGGCTGTAGTTCAAGATTCAAATAATAATGCAATAGCACCACAACATCTTGCATCAAATGGTATTTTTACAAATAAAAATGAGGTGGCTACAAATTACACATTTGTTGCTAATCATAATGGAATGTCGGCAGGTCCAATTACTGTAGCAAGTGGTGTAACAGTAACAGTTCCTAGTGGCTCTAATTGGGTGATCGTATAATGGCTACAACAATAAACGCAGATACAAGCAATGGCTTAAAATTAACTTCAGACACATCTGGAGTTATAGAATTTCAATCAGCAGGAACTACAAAAGCTGGAGTTAATTCAACAGGTCTTACTGGAGATGGTTCTCAATTAACTGGCATAGCGTCTGGAATAGAATGGCAGTCATCTGTAGTAACAGCATCAACTTTAACAGCAGTAGCAGGTAGAGGTTACTGGATAAATACAACTTCAAATGCTTGTACAATTACATTGCCTGGTTCTGCAAGTGTTGGTGATGAATTAATTTTTACTGATTATGCTAGAACTTGGAATACTAATGCTGTTTCTATTAATACAAATGGTTTAAAATATCAAGG